CCCCGCCGCTGGGTGATGGGTAGGGGCTAGGTGGACGAAACAGACCCACGCTCAAACTCTCTTGCGGCCCATGAGTGATCTCCACCGAACCGACCATGTTTCAGCATTGCTACAAAATCCGATCGACTCATAAGCTCCGGCTGGGTCAAATCCCAAGTCCAATGGTGGTCGCCAACAGCCTTTGTTTTGCGGCACACTGTGACAAAATCTTTTACAACTGCCAATACAACCAACACCGGGCAAAAATGATCCGACCACCAGTAGTCTCCCGCTGTCGGATTGTTCCGTTTGTGTTCGGCCTCTGCTTTGCGGCATTCGCTCACCTTGATAAACCACTCTTTCACTTGTCATTCGCTTTCAATACTGTGTTAAGGGTCCATTCGGCCACCGCCACGCTATCAATAACGGCCACATAAAAGCCAAGCTTTCGGAGCCGTTCTATCCATTCCTCTTGAGCAGGCCGAAGCTTCCCCCCAGGGGCCTTAAATTCAATGAAGAACACCCCTCGGGGTGTAAGTACCGTCCTATCTGGGAACCCGTTCTTGCCATCGATTCGAAGCTTCAGCGCATGGCACCCCTTGGACTCTGCAAAGGCCACGAAGGCTTTTTCAATGTCGGCTTCCGTCATTTCCGGTACCTTTCGGCAACAAAACCTTCGACCGCGATCGGGCAACCCTGCCCCCACGTAGGGACGGCCCGCATCAAGCTTTCAAACTCCATCAAGTTCCAATCTGGCTCGTCGAAAACTTCGCTTAGAATCTCGTCGTGAATCGTGGCGATGATCGCGTATCCCCTCGATTCCACCCGGAGCATTGCTTCGGCAAGGAAGTCCCTTGCCACGGCCTGGGTGACGTTCTCAACCAGTTTTCCGCCGTAGGTCCGTGTCGGTGACCATTTCCGTGTTGTGCTATCGACCGCCATGTATTCAATCTGGTCGATGTAGATAGGGTCCATCCGCTCAAGCTCCATAAACAAAAGGCCTGACGCTAAAGCTGCCACCCGCGTTGGTACTGTGCAATCTTCAAAGCGGGTCCCTTTGTGTTCCCCAAGCTCGATCCCCATGTCTTCGAATCGAGTCCGGTCCTCGGCCTTCCCGTAGATGATGCCCGTGTATCCGTCGGACCAAGGGGCCAGCACTTGCACAAGCTTTGGGCTTCTATAGTGAAGCTTGCGTCCGCTCGGCAATTCGATCCGAAGCCAACCGTCGGAGCAGGTCACTTCCAGAAGGCCGCATCGATAAGGCTCTTTGCTGCGAATCGCTTCTATGCAAGCCGCATTCAGGTTGGACCAGAAATTTTTGATTGCGGGGTTGGCTTGCCTATAGGTCTTCACCACCAAGTTGGCCATCTTCATATCCAACGTAACCTTGGCCATCATCTCGCAAGCATCGCGGAAGGCCCGAGCCCCCATGCCATACCCAAGTCCAAGGATCGCCGTCTTGCCGACGTGCCGTTGGACCTTGGTAACTTCGCTCACGTCCACCGAATAAATCTTGGCCGCCATGGCTTTGTAGACGTCGTCGCCGCCGGAAAAAGTGTCGAGTAGTTCTTGCTCTCCCGCCAACCAAGCCAAAACCCGGGCTTCAATGGCCGCGAAGTCGCAAGCCAAAAGCTTCTTTCCCTGCTCGGCCCGGACGAAGGAGCGCAGAGAACTGCTCAAGGCCGCCATGGGCGAACCGAACAAAAGCGAAAACACCCCAGAATCCCGCGATGCAATGAGCCGGTGAACCAACTCGATTTCCTTGGGGCTCAGGGTCCCTCGGGGGAAGTTCTGAATCTGGATCCCAGCCCCGGCCCATCTTCCCGTGGCCGCCCCGTGGTAGACCAAGTTCCCCCGGACTCGCCCGTCCCGGTCAACACGCTGGGCTATTGCCTTCAGCTTGGCCGTCGATGCCAAGGCCGTGTCTTGCCGAATTTGAAGCACTTCGGCCACGTCGTCGTGGATATCCTTGGCCAACCACACCCGAACCGTTTCCGCCGTCAAGTCAGGGATCACTTTCCCGGTTCGATCAAGAATCCATTGCCGCATTGCCGAGACTTGTTTCGGTGTCTTGACGGCCCCACCAGTCAGCTTGGCAAGCCTCGACTCGCAATCCTCTAAATGACTCTCTAACACTTCGAGCGCGTCACGCACCCCATGGACGTCGACTGGGATGCCTCGGAGATTGATCCTCTGGTCCAACTGCCACAACTTCAACTCTCGGCCTTCGAGTGGCGGAATTGCTCGGCTCAAAGCCACTTCGGCCCGTACATCTTGTTTGCAGTAATCGTAAAGACGTAACCGCCGATGGCGTTCGTTGTCGAATTGCCCTGACGGAAGCGGCTTGCAGAGCCGAAGCATCACCTTTCGCCCTTCGGTGTCCTTCTTGATCGGTAATCCAAGTGCTGCCGCTGCGTCGGCCAAGGATCTTGGGAGCCCAAGAGCCGAACACGCCGCTAAAGTGCATCGCCATTGATCGAAGGGGACGTCAGGCCACCCAAAGCGTTCGTGGCATATCCACCGCCATATCTGCCGCTCGAAGCCAGCATTGTGGGCTTCGATCAATTCCCCGGCTTCTATAGCTTCCAGAAGCTCTATCGGTGCCGGTTCACCGTAGATCCACAACCCTACTTCGGTCTTCGGATTCCCATCCCAGTAGGCTAGGCAAAGGATTTCCGTGGAGGGGCTTTGCGCGTAGACGCTTGCCCCGCAATCGGAAAGATCCACTCGGGACCTTGTTTCAAAGTCAATCGTAAACATGCGCGTCCTTTCGAATAAAAGGACCGTTGCGGGAATCGAACCCGGTGGGCTATTGCCCACGGCCACCATTGGCCCCGGTCCTGCGGTTAGCCAAAGACGTCGACGTCAAAGCTTGTGTCACCAAATGAATCAACGTCCACTTGAACCGTCGAAAACTCTTCGTCTGCTGCTCTACGGTTCCCAAACGGATCACCGTCTCGCACCTTCCACACGTTGTTCAGCGCGAAAGATACGCCCTTGTTGCCCGAAGTGTCATAGGCAAAGGCCGTCACGCTGCAAATCACGTAGCAACCTCCGTAAACGTCGCTTTCATTGGTGCATGGCAATCGGTCTTGGCCGATCACAACCCCGGGCTTGTCCTTTGATCGGGCCCCAATGAAGATGGCCCCCTCATAACCGTCTTTGCCCTCTCGGTCTTTGTCACCCGATCGAAATGGACTCTTCAAGTTCTTGGGGATGTTCGACCCCCACTTGGCCACCGCCGCTTGATTGACCGCCTTCTTCAATCCCGAAAGATCCGCCTCCTTCGTAAAGATCAATTCGCATTGGAACTTTGCTTCGCCCCCGTCCGCCATTGGCTTCGAGGGCTTGAACAAATACGGATAGCTCAAACGCGCGATCGGGGTCACAACTCGGGTTGAAGTTTGCTGTACTGCACTCATAAAATCCTACTCCACTGATAAAGAGATATTTGAAAACTCGTCCGAAGCAGCCAATCGCTTGACCGCTTCGCGCTTATCCGAAACCGGCACCACGGTGGTCCCGGTGTGTGGTCGCTCAACCAACGAGGTCACTAGGTCTTTGCCTACAACCTTTTCCAACTGAGCCGGGCTCAAGATGGTCGACTTGTAAATCCTTTTCTTGCCAAAGCCTGCGGACTTACACTTTCTTTCAATCGTCGCTTCATCCACGCTGTAGCGTCGATTTCCGAAGACGTTGACAAGCTTGAACCCTGGGACTTCAACCCCCTTTTCCATCTGCCCATGGGCCCACTCTTCCACCGCATCCATGAAAACTTTGATGGCATCCTTTTGGGCAAGGATCTTGGCCGCCGTTCCCGGGTCCATCTCCGGGGCCTTGAACTCCCTTTGAGCCGTCAACAGGGTCATCTCGTACAACTGCGGGCACTGATGCCGATGCGGGCACCAACGGCAATGGTCCCCCGCGTTCAATTGTGACGGGGCTTCTTCGACAATCCGAAGGATCCTTTCCTTCAGGTCTGCAAGCCACTCTGTCGAAGCCGTCCATGTCCGGACCACGTCGTCCGGATCGTAAGCCCTTGGCTGAACAATCGTGACTTCAACGTCAACGAGATTCCCCCCGTGGTACTTGTCGCAATACAAAAGCGCATAGCAACCAAGTTGGGTGTTCTGCTCGGCGTCCACCATGACCCCGGCCCCATACTTCAAATCAAAGATATGGGCTTGCCCCACGGCATCGATCGTTCCACCCAGGTCGTCAATCTCCGAATGATCGACCCGGGATTCCACTTCGTGGACCCCCTCACGTTCCAAAACCCCAAGGTAGAGCCTCACGCCATCCACCATCTCTTGATCCACTTCGACGGTGAAGCAGTCTTGCTCGTACACTCGGCCAAGAAACCCCTCCGGGTCCGCGCCGGTAAGCCAGCACGTAGACGCGATAGAGTGGGCCACGGTCCCCTGAGCCGCGTAGGACGAAGGCGGTTGTTCCTCTGCTTCGACCAAAAGAGACCCAGGGCATGAAAGCCATCGGTCCGAAGCCGATGGGCTTAGACGGCTGTGACTACCCATGAATGGCCATCTCCGCAAAGAGGGCCGCCCTTTTGTCGGATGGGCAACCCTTCACGTTGGGGATTCCCATCCGTTTCAGGATCGGCACCAAGGCCGCTTGCCCTTTGGCCTCCACGAATTCGACGGCGCGTTGAAGCAACTCTTCCGCCGTCGTCTCCGGGGGCTTTTTTGTCTCTTCTGCCTGGGCATCGGTGGCGACGGAAGCCACCGCCGTGGCGGCCACCGAGACCACCGGCTTCGTTTCTACTGGGGTTGGCATCGACTGCTTTGCCGCCGGATCCGTCTTGGCCGCAAAGCCCATTTGACCCAGGAACCAAGCTTGAACTTCTGCCGGGGCTCCGCCCAACTCGTCCGCATTCACTGACACTTGCATTTTGCTTTTCTCCTAATTTTGAAAATGAAAATCACTCGTCGGAACCTTGGTTCCGACGTAACCTTTGTGGTACTTCCACCGGCGCGAAGCACTTACATTTACAGTTCTTGCACTGGCAACAGCCCGGCGCATGAGTGCAGGCATCGCCGAATACGGTGGAGAGAGGACTACAATGGTCGCTACAAACCCGGCAGCAATCACACACCTTCGGGCTGCATACGATCAAGCCGCATACGATCAAGCCGCATACGATGGCGGAAAGGACTGCCACTCGCTTAGTAATCACGATTGAGCCCCTCCCAAATTGGAACTCTGGTCCCGGTCGAACTCTTGACGTCGCTCAATGGCGTCGTCAGTCGCGCGGTTGTCGTACTCCGATTGCTCAATCTCGGCTTCGAGGTCTTTTTGCAAGTCCTCTTCAAGAACTCGATCGAAGACGTTTTGGAAAATTTCGTCCCACGTCATTCAACCACCTCCTTCCACGGTCATCGAGGCTTCGCGGGCCATCTGCTCCAGCAACTCGTTGTGAAAGAAGGCTTTCACCCGCGACCAAACTTCACTTCGAACCAAAGCTTGGTCGTAAGTTTCCGAGAAGGGCTGAAGCACAAGGGTGGAAGCAAATACATGCTCAAGCAGACGAAAGGCCATAGCCTCTTTATCCGCCCGGACCCCGGAATCAATTCGCTTGACCGGATCACTCCGCTTCGCGTCATCTCGGACAATTTGCCAACTCCTGGGGGCTTCGATGCCGATCTTGGCACTCCCCGACTTGGCTGAAACAAGGGTGACGGTCACTTCGTCACCAATAGAAAAAGATCCGCCTACCCGGCGGGAAAGAACGAGCATGGTAGCCCCTTCGTCGCAATGCGACACTAAAACCACAAAGTGGCCGTCGGACGAGAACGTCCTAGAAGCCGTTTTGCATCAAGCCACTTGGTCGGTTTCCACGCCTTCCAAGTGACCCACTTACCAACCGGATTGATCACACGGGATCACAAGCAAACACCTTGCCCGATTCGGGCTACAGAACTTCGCTTGCCGGTATTGGGAGTTTAATCGTTATCGCAAGAACTCGCAAGCCCCGTTGAGGGTTATTTTCTATTTTTCCGGGGTCGGCCTGTTTTTGCGGGATTTGCGGCTAGTTTTTCGGCGGCCTGACGGTCCACAAGCCAAACTCGGGGCCCGATTTTTTCAGCCTTTAGAATGGAATCTTTGCACAATGCGCGAATGCGCGAGGACGTACAACCTACGATGGCCGCCGCTTCGCTTGCTGTGATCCAACTTTTTTCTAGCATTACTCGCATCCCCTAATTATGCTTTATCGCAAGAACTGGAGCAAGAAGAAAACGCCTTGGGGTGGAAACTGACTCAAAACGGAAAGCCAATTCCCAAGACGTTTCTTCTAGCGAGGTCGACGGGGCTCGAACCCGCAACCTCCGGATCGACAGTCCGGTAACCCAGTTTCGGGCATAGGAATGCGAAGGAAATGCTTGATCCCGCACGAAGCATAGCTACTTTGATAGGTTCGAAGGCGCGCCCGCGACCTGAAAAAAGTTATGATGGTGAAGCATTTATTGAACCGCCTTTCAGTAGAAGTGGAACTTGAACCCTGTACGCTGGCCCAATATGGCCGGGCTTTAGAAAAGTTCGGGGGGTATCTCGGAAGAGAAGCCGAAGTTCACGATTTGACCGTGGATTGTGTGAATCAATTTTTGGCCGCGCTCAAAGCCAAAGGACTTACGGGAACTACGGTTCGAAATTACCGAGTCAGTTTGACCCGGCTTTGGAATTTTGCGGTGTCTGAGGGCCTTTGCCCTCCGTTCGACATTCGAAAGCTTCGGTCTCCGAAAATTGATCGGCGTCCGGTTCGAGCATGGTCATCTAACCAAGTTTCCACCCTTCTGGAATCGGCTTCCAGGGTGGAAGGAAAATTGAAAATGGGCCTTTTGCGGTCCGATCTTCTAGTAGCTTGGATCCAAGTGGGATACGACACTGGGCTAAGGCCGACCGATTTACGAATGCTGCGATGGGACGATGTCGATTTGGAATCCAGCCGCGTCATTATCACTCAACACAAAACCCACAAGCCCCACACGGCCGTACTCTCAACAGACTCGATTCAAAGCCTGTTGAGAATCGAGAGGCCCACCCGTTCCAGGGTTTTTCCACTAGGAAAAGGTGGTATGCGCAAACTGGAGTTGCTTTTGTTTTCGACGGCTTCCCTAAGCGGGTTTCGGCGGTCGCGGGGTCAAGGGCTCGGGACCCTGCGCAAGACTCACGCCACGGCCATCTATGAGGCCGAAGGCGAACACGCCGCCGCTGAGTCTTTGGGTCACGTCGGCGGAACTCGGACCGTCAGGGCAAGTTATATCGATTCGCGATCTATTCGGGCTGGAAGGCTCCCACCTAGACTTCTGGGATAGACACCGTGATCGTAATCGGCTCGGAAATGGCGTAGAAGCCCGGGATCTTGTATTGAAAATCGAAAGAGCCGGACCAACCTTGGCGAATAAACAAAATGAATCTTTGCTGAGGGCGATCAAAAAACAGTTCCACAAGTCCTTCAGGAAGTGGCGAAGATCCGCTTGTAGATCGCATTTTTCGATACAAGAAAGGGTTGATGATTGTCGGGGAAATCGGGAATTCAAAGGGTGCATAGGGAATAAAATGTTGCCCCGGCAACAACGTAAATGACCGGTCTGGGGCGGTTGGCTTTTGTTGCCCCCCAATCCATCCCTCCACTACTAGGCCCGATGGAACATACCTGGGGTTTAAGTAATACGGGCCCGTGTCGGGTAAACCTAGATGTATCTGGTCGATTGGCGATGTTCCGCTAACCATTCCAGTGCTTCCAAGTATTTTATTCAATCGAGACCTATAACTCACTGGCTCGTAGGTCCCTGTCCCGCTTAGAGGGAGAATCGAGGTTGGTATAACCCGGGTTGAACCCTCTTGGATCCATCTCACCACGTTTGGCAAGGGGTCCACAAGCATCGCCGGGGCCGCCGTTCGAGAGTAGGTCCGGTATTCGTCGCGCGCTGTTCGTAGCGTTTGCGAAAACGCCTCTACGGGTACCGTGGGATGGGGAAACCCCGTCCCTATCTCTTGTTCTGTTCCAAGGCCTTGACCTTCATTGGCTCGGACGCCCCTGATAGCGACGTCATAAACAAGCGAGGGAGATTGAAAATCCCGTTCAACTAGACTTTCGTTTCCTGCATTTGGGTAAGTGACTACTCGATCTTCTGGAGAGCTTTGAGTGTGTATTTTGTCTATGGTGTTGATTAGGGTCCAAGTGTCGGGCGGCCTATGTTCGATCCTTCTGGGTAACTGCATCCAAGTTAGGCCGATGTCCCTCGGTGGCGATCCTTCATAGGTTGGCTGAGGGCACGGGAACCGCATCCGATGAAGGTGGTAGCGGGACTGAGTCGGGAAAGCTTCTACGGGTCCAAGGGCTACCGACCTTTGTAAAGCTTGCGTTGCCAAGGTTGTCATCGTGGCCGTGTCGTTGTCGACAAAAGCCGCCTTAAAGCTGTCCAAAAAAGTCTTTTGAGCCGACGGCGGAAAAGCTCCGTCAACCCACGTTGGGAATACTGCCCCTGCGGGTAGATTTGGGCCCCAGTTATAGTCCGCCAAGTACTGTGTAGCGGATTCGCCTTCACGAAGAACGTGGGGGATGCCTGTACTGGGAAACCGTTCCCATTGGCGGTTTCGCTCCCAAAGGTTGACGGTAGTGTGAAGTATGAATTTAGTGGCCGCTTCCATCGAAAGAAGCTTGATCCCGTTGGCCAAATCGAACCAAGCCATACGTTTTCGATACCCGGAACTTCGAAACCCTACTCTCGGCGCTAGAACATTGGTGGCGGACGATAGCCCAATGCTGCAAGAGAATTGAAACCTGTGAAGCGTGGTGGTGTTGGTGTAGTCCCCCCAACGGTCTTCCCATGTCTCGGCCCAATAGCGACCTTGAGGGGTGCCGTTTTGGTCCGCATCGGGTACTGAAAGCTCGCTAATCGGAGTATCAAAATTACGAATATCTTTCAGTATTTCAATGGTTCCTATCGGGGTGGAAGATCGGTTCCAAAAATCTACGCTTCCCGTTGATGAAGCGGATGGACTCCATGAAAACACAAGCCCGCCGAGATCCGTGAACCGTTGAATGTCTGCCCCTAAGATGGTCTCCCTAAGTTGTGAATTGGATTGCCGTACGCATTCGATAAAAACTTTCCCTGTTACATAGGTGGGCGAAAAGGAATCATAGTACCGACCAGCGCCCGGAACGAAGTCCGTAGCTGGCGAAGGGTAACCTTGATATGGTAGGGACTGGAAAACTTCTGTTCCGCCCCAAACTTTTTGCGTCCCCACTGGCGTTTCAGGCTTGAGAACACCCATTCGAATCGATCGCGACGCGAACTTCGGCTTCATCCTGGGCCGATGGTCCGACATTTACTGAAGCTCCACGTCTGCGGATAACTCGGATTGAATGATCACGGCCCGGCTGCCATCCCAAACGCATAGTACGCGGTCCCCAACGTCCAACCAAGGGAACAGATTGAGCGAGTCTTCAATTTCAATTGCCGTAGAAAAGGCGAAAGCGTTGCCCGTGTAACCCAAAGCCCGCGAAGGGGACCATGCTCCACTATGGGGTGCTGTGGCTTGACCTAAAAACGTCGGGTTTCCGGTTCCAACCGGATATTTGACTTGGATGACGACCGACACAAGCGAAAAGGTTTGCGCCGCAAGAGTGGCTAAACTCGGCCACACCGGAAGCCGATCGTCCCGGAAGTCCACCAAAGTGCTTTGGTTTTTGTAGGTCACCGAAGCCACTTCAGCGCCCAAGGAAACGTCGTGGAACCCTTTCAACCTATACCAATCGGTCCGCTTGGACGCTCGGTTGTATGCCGCATAGGTTCGTTTTGCGGCTCTGATTGCTCTTTCCCAAGTGGCTGCATGGTCATCGATCAACTGCTGTGAAGATGCCACCCCACCGCCCGAGAGGCTTTCGATAACCAATTGCCCGAGTATCAAACTAGAATAGTGAAATTGGAAAGCTGCTGGGTCCGAGAATTGATACAAGTCTGGGACGGTTAGGCCTAGGTTTGGGTTGATTTTTCGGAACGGAAAATTGGCAAACTTACCGTCGACTAAAGAATTCCGGAAATAGTAGTTGCTGGAATTGAAAAGGACTTTTGGCTGTTTGTTTTCTAGGTTTGGAAAGTCCTCAATCAAGTACTTAGGATCTTTGAACGTGTCTAGGTCTGGTTGATCTTCGTCGGCCAAAACCATGTGGATTGTTCGGTCTTCGGTATCCCACCAATAGACCACTCCACAAAGGGCTTCATAGACTCGAAGCATTTGCCATTTCGTCGCTGGTCGGCGGAAGTTGTGCAATCCGACCGAAGCGGATTCCTTGACAGTTGGAGTGACGTCGGAGTGTAGATCCGCTCCGGCCCAATTGTTGTAACTGTCGACCTGAATAACCCCCGTGAACAAAAATTCCTGAAATACGTTTGGGGGTATAGGTGCTGTGGCTACGACTTCATCAGTCAACTCTACGAAGCCCGAAGCATCCCAAACGTCGTCCACCCAATCTTGGACACTGTTGCCACCCACGCCAAGCTTGAAAATGACCTTGGCCACTCTTTCCGTGATAAACTCGGCCCGCCACGGAATCAAAGGGAAGATCCGAATGTCTACGGCGGTCCCACCGTCGGCCACCCGAGAGTTATCAAAGATATGGGCTTCCAACGACCCCTCGTATTTTTTTGCCATGAGAGTAGCAGCGTCTTCATGGCTCACCACAAATTGAATTTCGTGGGGTCCGCTCCGAACAAGCTTGACGTAGTTGTACTGGGCCCGATTTGTCGCTTGGTAGATAGGGAAGTCAACCGTCTTGGCCGGTGCTGTGGTCTTGACCGCTTGCAGTTTGAAATAGATCCCAACGGGGTCAGGCATAAACAACCCCCCTGGATCCGAAGTTAGGGACGGGGGTAACTTCTCGCATCACTTCCGCAAAGCGAAACTCAGGGCGGGCCGGTGGCTTCCCTGTCTTCACCCACTCTTGGGCTTCACGTACCCCGGCTCTTGCTGCCGCTTCCAAGGTCATGAGATTGACTCCACACCGGCAATTGTAATCCCACGGCGGGGTGAAGTTGTCCCATATCGGATCATCGCGCCGATAGATGTTCGTGCCGTCAAGCCCCAAGCCCTCCAGGGCCAAGTGATCATGGCGGGCGCGGGCGTCATGGATGGCGTCATAGGCTTGGTAGGGGAATACCGCCGAAACAATCGGGTCTGAAGCCAACGTCTCCCGACCGTCGCGGAAGGCCGCTTGGACGTTTGTTCGGTAGACGTTCTCAAGATGGCCCGGGCCGATCGGACTTCCCCCTAGGGCCTCCTCCACCGTCTTGGTAAAGCTCTTGAGGCTCGTCCCTTCGTCCAAGTCGTAAACCATCGCGTTTCGAATTGTGTCGATAGTTTCGATGCTAATGTCCGCCGTAACGAAAAAAGCTTGCTCCCGAGCTTCCTTGGCCGCCGAGTCCCATTGACTCCGAGTCATTATCTGACGGTCTGCAAGCCTCTTGGCTGCCTCTTCAATGAGCGGGAAGCGTAAGTCCCTGTCGTCTTCCTCGTAGAACGTGAAACGCGGCCACGGGGGGCCCGGTGGCTTCTTAGGGGGTTTGCCCCGGATCCCGGTCCGAAACTCTTCGGCTAGCCACGGCGGGAATAGCTTGGCCAAGTAGTCCATCCCCGATATCCACGAAGCCAAGTAGGCATCCGTAAGATGGTCCATCATGAAAGATGTGAATTTCGTCAAGGGTCGCATTAACAAGGACTGAAGAAACCGGAACGGCTCATACCGGTATTTCCAAGCCGTCCGAATCAATCGCAAGCGGGAAGTCTGCGCGGCCGATTCGATCCCGATCAAGCTCTTGCCAACGATGCGATCAAGTTGCTTGTTGGTAACGTCGCTCATCAGTAGACAATTCCGGGAGTGAACGGGGGCAAACTAACAACACCGGAGTGCCCGCCAAAAGCTTCCCGCAATCGGTCTATGGCGTTGGCTGGGGGGTACCCGCCTGAAACGGTCTCTAGGTCTGAAACGGGGACCGCTGATTCGGCCTTTTCTGCAAGGCCCTCCTTTTCGCTTGCCCAAAAGTACCCGCGTTCATCGGATAAATTCAACGTGATCAAGTCCCCGCCCTTCGTTTCCAAATACGCAACTATCCGCCCGCTCATAGAATCCACCCTTTCAATACCGACACCGTATAACGAAAAAGTTCCGGGTCGTCTCTATAGAACTCGTAGGGGTCCAAGAACAATGCTTGTAACCCCATCGGCAATACTTCACTAGCGGGGCCCGGGTAAAACTTCCCCGTGTAGGGACTCTTAAATCCATCCTTGGCCGCCACTTCATCAGGCTCATACTCGGGGCCTAAATGTTTTGTCTCCCCGTCCGGCCCCTCATGGTTCGCTATCCGCGATTGTGCCCAAGCTTTCGATAGCTCACCTAGAGAATCGTTATGCTGAGATTCCAAGACGTGGCCGAATTCGTGGACCACTACCCGGGGAGTAACGGTACCAGGGTGGAGCGCTATACTGTTCCCCATCGCAAAGGCCCGCCCGTCCGTAGCCAACATCGGTTGGGCTTCGATTGCCCCGTGGGATGAACTCACCACCCTATTGAGGAATCGCAGGGCCGATTCCGTGGATGCGTGGATACCCTTATTAACTTCATGATTTTTAGGGAATCTCTTATCAGGGTCAAAGCTTAGTTTTCCGTCCCCATCGCGATCCGGGAAAAAGGCATTGAGTACCATATCTCGCCGTTCCGCTTGGGCTCGTATCATGTTTTCAAAATTCTCTTTCCGCTTCAAGCCCACGGTCCTAAGCTTAACTTTTAACTCTTCGGCTTCCCCGAAGAAATAGGGGTTGTTACCCAAGCTTTCAAGCCTGCTTTTTATCTCGTCGTACTCTGGTTTTAGTGCCGTCTCTTCGGCGGCCCATTTGTCAAGGTTTTCATTTTGGACTTTCAAGCTGACGTCCAAGGATCCCCTGGCCTTCTCGAATTTAGGTTGGGCGGCCTTCAAGGCTTCGGACACTACCATGGCGTGGAAGCCATAACCACCCTTTTCCATGTACGTGTTGCGTAACGAAATCGCATCTTCGGTCAAAAGGGCATTGAGTTGCTTCTTTGGTACCCATGTCTCGTACCGGTTTTCCAAGAGTTGTTCTTTAGTGAGTGTCCCACCCGCTTCGATGTGGCTAATGAGGGCCTTGTGGTACGGAACTATCTTCTCCCTCAGTAAGTTGAAGTGACCCTCTAAAATGTGACGACTTCGATACGGGTCACTCAGCCGCTCTTGCAGTTCCTCTTGCTGTCTTTCAAGCCCGTTAATCGCCGACTCAAGGTCGATACCGCCGCCGCTCCGTAGGTCTGTGTACTTACTCGCTAGATTGTTCCCCCTCTTCCAAGCCCCTGCATCAAGCTTCTTGGCTGCTTCGGAATCTCCATCGATCGAAGCTTGGACAAGGTCTTTGAACTTGTGAATCTTGACAAAGTCCGCTTCAAGCTGGGCCTTTAAGCGTAGGGATTCAACCGCCATGTATTGCCGTAAGGTCATGGATACCAAAGGTGGGGGCTTCTTGTAGTTTGCCCGCGCGAAGCTATATGCGTCGTCGTAATCCTTTTGGTATTTGTCCGTCTGTTCTTTGAGAAGCTCTTCCGTGGTCTTAACCGCCGTGGCGTCCGGGTAGGGTATTCCATGCTCCTTGAGCTTCGCATGGAATACTTCCATGACTTGCTCGGGTTCGCTGCCTCTAAGGCCCATCTTCGAAAGAAAATACTCACTAGGTAGGAATCTCTTACCCTCTAAAAACTCTTCGTGCTTGTCCATCGTAGGGAGTACTTCCCGGATGGCTTCGGCAGCTAGGTTCCGAATGAATCTCGGCCCCTTTGTATTGTCGGGCTCTTCCTTTGGTTCGTCTTCGCGACGTCCCCGATCCAACCGGTCCGCAATCTTGTCAATCAGGGCTTGCTTGGTATGGCCCGCCGCTGAAAGGCTGTACCTCTTTTTTAGATCCCTGATTTGCTTCACGCTAAGAATCGAAAGCCCCTCTATGATCTTTTTTAACTTCTCTGGGCTTCGGTGGCCATAAAGGGCCTCTTTAACGTGCCTTTCGGCTGCCGCTACCGCTTCCGGGCTATTCCTTTCTATAAATCTGCCATCTGGACCACGGGGGTGGTCAAGGGCATTCCAAGAGGCCATGCGCTGGGCCCCAAAGACACTGTCGAAGTATCCCTCGGCTTGATTGCCAAAAAGGCCCGTAAGGACCTCGGCAATCAGTTCAGCTTTTTTTTGGTCGTTGTCTGGATCCTCGTCGGGGGCCACCAGCCCCATTCTGTTTGGACCACCAAGATCAATTGGCTTGGCCATCTTCATCGAATCCCTGTGAGCCTTGGCCACCGCCGCAGCCCGCTCGGGACTCATCGCCCATGGGCTTGGCTCTTCGTCCTCTTCCGTCTCGGTGGTGGTGGTGGTGGTGGTGGTGGTGGGTTCGACCTTGAGGGCCGCTTCTTCCTTTGCCAAGAAGGCATCGGTATGAGGGTCCGGATCCCACCCGCTATTCCGGGCTTGCTCTTCTCGAATCTTTTCTTTGGCCAATAGCTCGGCCAAGTACGCTAGCTGGTAGTCTGATAGCTGTACTCCATTTTCTCGCTTCTCTAGCAGTTCATCCAAGACGAAAGCATCCACCCGCGCTTGCATCGCGGGGGTATGTCCGTCTTTGGTCGATAGGGGGAAAAGCCCCCTATCTTGCAAATCTACACTCATGCCACACCTTCACTTTCTTTACGGAAGTTACCCGCTCTAACCTTGGTCACAAAATCTTCATCGGGGAAGAACCCTTCGGCAATATGGTCCGGGATTTCCCCCGCCAATACGCGGTCCGCTATCTTTTTTCGCCACGTATCTAGTATGCCCTCCCGGCCTGCATCCTCTTCGGCTATCCGCCGTTGAAGATGTTGGGCCGCTTGGTTCCTATCGTTAATGGTCCTACGGGACTCTTCGGTTTCGCCCGTATTGTCAAACACTTCGAAATAAACGTCCGGACGCTTTTGAAGTAGCTCCAAGGTAGCCTTCCGGGCCCCGAGATTTGCTTCCAAAGCAATTGCCAAGGGCACGGTCCGTGGAGTTTCGCCCCTCTTGTACGCATTCATCGCACGGCCAACGATCCCTTCAAAAGCCCCCCGTACTGGTCGATCGACGAATATATGCTCGGGGGTGTAGCCGTTTTTGATGGCGTCGTTGATTTTTTCTTCCAGCTTGTGGTATCTATCGGAAGCCTGATCCAATACCAACGGATATTGGTCCATATCGTTCCGCCGCTTGGTGTAGGTCCCTTTCCCGGACCCCCCACCACCCGCAAGAATCATCAATTTGTTATTACCCTTGCCCTTTAATTTTTGCAAGGCCTCATCATACATTTTCTTATTCAAGTAGCTTGAAGCTTCGTGAACGTCCGCCGCGTTGGTCCCGACGTACTGTTTGAACTCGGGCCGCCAATCGTCCGTATTAAGTACGACGTGGCGTAAATCACCGTTGGAATCGCTCTTTCCGTACTGCTTCAAGTAGTTGATACGCTTTTGGGGCCAATCGCGCTCCGCTTCGCTTAACGTGGCCTTTTCGATCGTCTTTCTGGTCTCGCCATCCCGTAGCCATTGCCCTCCCCGGTAAACCATGCCCGTACTCGGGTTTCGGTCGCCTTCTTTTGGTACCCCGATCAAGGCCCTAATGGCCCCTAGTACCTGGGACTTGATTTCGTCCTTTTGCTTTTTGTTGGTAGCCTTGGCATATTCGCCAGCAAAGGACTGGATAGCGTCGGACACGTCCCCGCGTAGCCGGGACTCTCGATCAAATTCGCTTATCGCGTTATCGGCTTGGTTGGCCCGAATGGCGTTTTCATCGACTGCCAACACGTTGCCCGCGTCGGCCACTCGGTCCGCCCGGCGTTTGTTCGCGACGGCTCGATAGTCGTTGGCCTCCTGCTGGAGCATCCGGCTTACATGGCTTTCCAACTCCACTTCTTGGTCAAATGTCGAATGCTCTTCCTCGAAGGACCCGAATAGGTCTTGCCCCTTTTCGACGTACTTACCAGCGCTGGCCATCTTCTTGGCCGCTGTTTCAATCTCACGGGTCGACCACTCCTTACCCTCTTCCTCCCGGTCCTCTAGCTTCTTGAAGAGCTTTTCTTGAAGCCCATGGTCCTTTAGGTGCTTGGCCACGGCCAAGGCTTTGGACTCTTCCAAGCGGCCTTCGGTGACCATCTGGAAAGGCTTATTGGATAGGTCCTTCAAGATAGCCGCGTCGGCGGCCACTTTTCCGGACATGCTTACGCCCGCATCCTTCAGGTGTTCTACCGTCTGCTTTGAATCTTTGAGATACTTAGCTGCATCGATCGCAGACCCTCGGCCTTCGGCAATGTTTGCCAGTGCGCCACGGGCCCTCGCTTCGACGTGGTCCGCCGCGTTGATATACCGGACGTTCAGCTTGTCGGCCCCAAGCCTCTTGGCTAGGTGGTGCCTGTGGTGGCCGTTAACTACATAATCTTGACCATCTTTAGGGTCCCGCCACACAAGCAAAGATCCGGCTAGCTCGGGGTTCCACTTCGATACCCCCTTTAGCTCGTTGGTAACACCCTCCTCGCCAATGTCCTTCACCTTGTATTGAAACCGGCTTGGATCCACTTTCAGGCTTGCGGTGGGTACTGTAAACACGTCTTCATTGCTTGGGGCTTTTGGCGTACCGTCTTCTCGGTTTGGGTTAGCGTCTTCATCGCTTTGACCGGGTTTTCCGTGAAGTCTATCGGCGATTTTTTGAACCAACTCAGCTTTAGCCCCACCGGCTTTGATTCCATGCTCTCGTTGGATGTCTCTCAGTTGGGATGAAGTCAAAATGGAAAGATGTTCGGTCACTTTCTTCAAGGTCCCGGGAGTCCGGGCTTGCTTGAGTGTTTCGACAATAACCCCCCTTGCTGCCGCTACCGCTTCCGGGCTGTTCTTTTCGATAAACCGGCCATCTGGACCACGGGGGTGGTCAATCGAGTTCCAAGAAGCCAATCTTTTGACTTTGGCCCCGAAAATTTTGTCGAATAGTGATTCGGCTTCGTTCCCGTAAAGCGATTGAAGAATATCGGCCATGACTTGGGCCCGATCCATAGCCTCTCCATCTTTTTTCAAAGTGATCGGTTTTTTCGGGGGCTTAATCGGATCGGCTTTTTGGTCGGCGTATTCAATTTTGCTTTCGTGCCTACCCAGTATTGGATTCCGGGTTTCTTTGCGAAGCGTCGAGACACCTAAGTCTATAGGGCGGTCTTCTTGATATCGAACTTCGTTGGTATCGGCATTTCGCCACCCCCGACCGCCACGGTCACCTTTGTATGGCACCCACCCCATTCGTTTTGATTTCATCGCGGCTTTTGCCGCCGCAACAATGCCCGCCGCGCTCAATACGCCTTCCCCCACGGCTGCCACGGGGTCAAGTAGACCCATCTTGGTCGGGTCTTGGTTCCGGTTCGGATCTTCTTCAAGCCCATCTTCAAATCCGTCGTCGTTGCCCGGGTCAGTGCCCTTGAGCATGTCCATGATGCTATTTTTATCTATTGCCTGTTGTGGTTGTTGTTGCTTCTGCTGCTCCAGAGCTTGATCGGCCAAAGGCTGATGCTCCAACACAAACGGGATCGCTTGGCCCCAGTTGTTGAGGATCCCAGGTTCCAAGATTTGTTCTCGCATGTCCCGAAGGATGGATCCAACCCATGGGTCTAAGTTCGCGTAGAGGATCCCCATGGGAATCAGCCTCCCTTGCCAGGATCCCGTATCATCGGCCTTGAGGACCCCATCAGGGACAAATATGCCCCGAAGCATTTCCCCATCTAGGTCCCCTGGGTATTGCAGGATATGGGACGGATTCGATGGGACTGTTGCCCGCGTCAATTTCCAAAGTGGGTTCCCTCGGTCGTCGTACTGGGCGGGGGTGGTTGTCACTCCACCCGCTTCAATCTGCTCGACAATTTCCCGGGCTAGCTCCCGGTTTGGCACTTCCAAGGGATTGTCCACTGTCCCGATGTCGGTCGATCCTTCGGGATAGGTCAAATCGGCCCCACCATAGGCATCTTTGTGCATGAAGAGCCTTCGCACGTCGACCGCCCCGCCGTCTAGGTGCTTGTCCGCCCAAGATCGATAGGAACCATGCAAAACAGTATGACCGTACCATTCTCCAGGGTTGGGGTTGTAAGCGTGAAAAAACGATTCGGGGAAGTGAAGATCCAAGTATCCGTTCTCGGCCCCCTTGACCTTCAAAAATCGAACCCCGCATGGTCGCCCGGTGTCGCCACCGATGATCACCCTGGTATCGTTTGCGTGACGTTCTTCGATCCCCGACACTTCCCAAAGGTTGGTTTCGGGGGACCGCTCCCATACCACCTCCATGCCCGCCCATCCATACACTTGAGCGCTTGCAATATGTTCGATAGCGCAGGACCAAAGCTTCTTGACTTGACGAAGCACCCATTCGCCCACCATGGCGTTGGAGCATTGCACCCCGGGGGTCCAAGTGCCGTTCTTGTCGTACCCGAACTCGACGCCCTGAAGGACTGCCCGCCTTGCCGCTAATCCAATTTGGATTGTCTCATCGCAAAGGATCATTTCGATGATTGGGAAGGTCAGTAGTGGAAGCTTTTGATGCCGCCGAAGCCACCACGATTGAAGCGGTTGATAGCCCCTAGTCTTGGCCGGTCGTTTGTTCGTGTTCAGGGTCATGGAAGCTTCCCGCAAGTTTTGTCGATTAGGTTTTGGACGGCTTGGGACTGGGCTCGACGTGCTTGGTCTTCGTCCTCGTAGGCCACCAACCAAAGCCGATACACCTCGGAATGGTTGGTGGGGTCATAGTTTCCTTTGGCGATGTCATCGAGGGCCTTGAACCTAGGTAGATTCTCCTCCAGTGCGATAACTTGACAGGCGGTCAACTCGAAGGCGTTGATTCCGTACTCTCGGCAAAGGGTTGCTCTTCGAGCGTGTTTTTTTTTAGGGCTTCCACGGCTTCTGAAAGCTTGGACCAAAGTTGAAATGCCATGGATGGCGTAGCGCCTTCCACCCCAATCTCTTTCAATTGCGTGGCAAGATCCCTCAAAAATTCTCGGGTAGCGTATACCATCCCCTTTTCGCGCTTCATTGGATGCTTTGCTTCGAGTTCTTCAACAAGCATTCGGAGTTCCAGCAAGTCAACCGCCACCGAATTTGGGGGCTCACTTTGCCTCTTGATAAGAACTTCGATGCTGTCGTCTCGGACTTCGATCTTTCCCATGGCTGTGCCTTTCTATGGGTTATTAGGTGGCGGGGGGTTCGAACTAGATCCGGGGACACTTGACCCGCCTCGATAAGTGCCATCGGTGTTGATTCCCGGTTTTAACCCGGGTGGTAAATCACTAGCTTGGTAGTGCAACTCCCACTTGAGCCCGAAAACGGGTTGGCAATAGAAGATACCCAAAAATATAGGAACCATCTTTTGTTTCACCGGGCTAAGCTTTACGCCCGGCAATTCAAGTTTTGGTTGTGGTATCTCGTAACCTACCCGAAGAGCTTGACCCTGAAAAATAAGCTTCGTGGCCAATCCGGAATTGTAGGAAAGTATAGGCTTTGTCTCGGTTCGGCTCGGATTTCTTCCCACCCCGGTTAGCTCGTTCAAATTAACTTTCCCATCTTCGATCATTTGAGGCCCCACCGGAAGCCAAAAGTCTTGATCGGTACCTTCCCGGTCAACAAAAATAGAGGACTCAAAGTGAAGCCAACTAGCTTCCGGCGTCGGTAGCTCGTTACAGAAAGGCGTCCCCGGGGGTGTAAGTGGGTTGATTTCTGGTAAATGCAAGTCTTCGATTTCGGGAAGTTCTTGATTTTCCCTGTTGACTAGCCGGTCTTGCTCCCTCGCCCTTGAAACAAGGTTTGCGATGCCCCTTTCGGTCTCAAGGTTGTGCATCGTTTGTTCCCAGGGGGCCCATGTTAAATAAAGGGCCTGGAAGATGCCCGATACATACAACCATTCAGCCACTTCGGAAAGCGTTCTGTAGGTGACCGAAGCAGAAAAAGAAGTCCCGAAAATGTCTTCTTCTACTTCGATGTCTTCGATGAGATACTTTCCCCCGTTAGCTTTCGTATGCTGAAGTCTTTTACCCACAATGGATTGAAAAGTGAACCAAGACTGTACCGTTGGTTGATCCGCCGCCACTTCACACTGAAATGAAATTGTGTTGTAAGTGGTCGATAGCTGGGACCGGGTCCGTCTTGCTCTATGGGTGCATCGAATTGACACTATGCCCGGCGGGTAAGGTTGTCGGGTCTTGATCTGGGAATCCGTGAATGAAAAACTTAGCGTGGCTTTGTCTTCACTGAGTTCGTAGCTTTGCTTCCGGGAAAAACCCTCGGGCTTCGTAATTCGAATCTCATCCCGGTATCGATCGGCGTTATGATTGATTCTGTTCGGGCCATCAAACTCTTTACGTACTGTTAGTTTCCCCTTGGTGGTTCGTGTGGACCAACCACTTTCGTCTATTTCGTAGGATGTAGAATACGTGAATGAAAGAAAATCCCCGACGTTGTTTTCATCCTCAGTTTCAATGAATATATTGGCTTCCACTTGCCAGTTTACAATTATGGCGGTGCTTTGCGTCGATGCCGCCATGGGCTCAAATTTTAATAGCTTAGGGAACGGGCCACCCATTAAGTCCGGCTCCCCCGAAGTCCCGCCTATGCTGAGCGCATTACCGAACCCGCAATTCTCAATGTAAAGATGCTGGCCCGGCTTGGAAAGCTTGGCCTTTATGTCTTCCATGCTTTGGGAAATTTCTACGGCAATAACGGCTTCAACGGAAACGGTTAGCCTATGATGTTGGACTTGTCTTCCGTCCGGGGTCATCACCATATCGATCGAGATATTCCGCTTGGATCCGATACCCAGAGCCACGTTGTTGTAATTCAAAACGTCGGGAAGGCCGTTCATTATAAGGCCCTCACTTGTGCGACCATGTTGGCTATGTCTTTAGGGTCAATCGGCTTATTCTGGCCCCAAGCGTTGTTCAAAGCTTGAAGCATTGGATCGTTCATAAACCTACTGTCTTCTTTTGATCTTTGATCCGCCGTGAAAAATGCGTCCCATTTCTTTTTGAAAAGGGCTTCGGCTTCATAGTAGGCCCTGTCTTGCTCGGCTTCGGTTCCGCCCAACTGAAGCCAATCCCGTAGTGTGGCGTTGATCAATTGGCCGGTGGCGTTGGCTAACTCTACGCCTTCGGCCACTTGATTCACTCCGGCGGTAACCACTTCGATCAATGGTAAAATGGTTTCCAAGTTTCGAATCAAAATGTCATCGATCGCATCGGAAAGCTTTTGCCAAGCTTCGTCGTTTCGATCTTGGGCTTCGCCCACTCTCGCCAATCGATCGCCTAGTTCGTTTGCCCGCTCAACCATTCGCATTTCTCGCCGAACTTGGGTCTCGGCTTGTTGAATTGCAATAGCATCGGAATAGCTTACTAGGTCTTGTTGTTGCTCCCGGGCTGTGTTCCATACTTGCTTGAACACTTCGACCATTTTGTAGGCCGCTGCACCTACGGCCACCAAGGCAATGGCTACGGGGGCCGCCGCCACGGCCACGGCTCCCAAAGATGCGACGGCCCCTGAAGATACTGCCGCCACTTCACCAAGCGCGGCCGCTGTCTCGGTGGCCGCGACGGCGGTGGCTTCCGTCGCGACTGCGGCCCCGGCTGTGGCTTCGGTTGTAGCTACGGCTCGCGCCGCCGCAACTTCGGTTTGCACCCCTTTAGTAACGGTCTCGGTTTGAGCTTGGGGCTTTATCTTTGGGGCTGGTATTCGAGGGTCAGGCTTCTCCGGGGCCTTGGATCCACCCTTGGGGGCTTGGACGGGTTGGATCTCAGGGGCTTTTGGTCTGGATTCGGGCTTGGGCTGTGCGTCCCCCTGCAAGCCGTCCACGATCTTGTCCGCTTGCTTGTCCAAGTTGGCCGGATTTGTGTTGTGGGCAATGCGATCAAGCGGCTCTTTGATACTTCCGGCGGGATCTTTGATACTTCCAGCAGGCTCTTTGATACTTCCAGCAAGCTCTTTGATACTTCCAGCATACTCCTTTGTATCTTCCGAAAGGGCTGCCGGTGGGACTTGGACCGGTGGGGCTTCAGGCTTCTTGGCCGTGACCGGAAGGGCTTGGACCGGTGGGGCTTCAGGGGCTTTCACCGTGGCCGTGACCGGAGGGACTTGCACCGGTGGGGCTTCAGGCTTCTTGGCCGTGACCGGTGGGGCTTGGACCGGTGGGGCTTCAGGCTTCTTGGCCGTGACCGGAGGGGCTTGGACCGGTGGGGCTTCAGGGGCTT